CTACTTTGCACAGTCCGCTCATGACATGGCCGCCGTTAACGAAGATGAACCGACCATCGGTCAGGCAACCGCCACCGTGTTCGATTTCACTAAGTTGGTCAAGGTATCAGAAGACCTGTTGGAAGATTCAGCCGCGAACCTCAACCAGTTCCTGGCGAACTCGTTTGGTCGCTGGATGGCTATGACCGAGAACCGCAACTCCCTTATCGGTGCAGGCACAACCTACCCGCAGGGCGTTACCGTTGGCGGAACTGCCGCCTTGACCTTTGACGACACCAACAGCATTGCTGCCGCTGAAATCCCGGAACTGTACCACAAGTTGGCCGGTCAGTACCGCGACAACGCCGTTTGGACTATGAACGACGACACACTCGGAATGTTACGCGGGCTGACTTCATCGAGCGTGTTCACCTTCGGCGCGCACGAGATCAATGAAGAATCCATCATGGGCAAACGGGTATTTACCTCAACCTACATGCCGAAATACACCACCACCAAATACAAGGCAATCGTATTCGGTGATTGGAGCATGTACGCGCTGGTAGAGCGCAAGGGGCTGGTAATCCGGCGCTTGAATGAACTGTACGCGGGCAACCGTCAGGTTGGCTTGCTTGCCGTGTTCCGACACGGCGGAGTAGTCCTGCAATCCGAAGCGTTTGCAATCGGCGCAATGGCGTAACCTTTTAGGCAGATATGGGGAGGGTGTGACAGCCCTCCCCGAAGGAAACTATGAAAATAAGAATCTTGCAGAACTTCAACGGACTGGTGGATGGAAAATCTATCCGCTTCAAGGAAGGTCAAGAGGTTGAACTGACTGACCCCGACGCGCTGGATAACTTCCTACGCGGTGGGTACGCCGAACTCTTGAAACCAGCCGTGAAAGTAATTGAAAAACCAGCGCACGCGAAGGGTATCAAGGTGAAATAATGACCATCACTAACGGATATGCTACGCTTGCGACCATAAAGAACGCGCTTGGTGTTCCTCTTGATAACCAGGAAGATGATGGCTATCTCGAGGCTACCATTGAGGCTGTTAGCCGGATGATTGACGATTTCACTGCACGGCGATTCTACGCCACCACCGAGACGCGCTATTATCACGCCGATAATACCGACCTGGTGTACGTCGACGATTTGCTGATCGTCACGACCCTAAAGACAGACGATGATGGAGACGGGACGTTTGAGACAACCTGGACTACCAGCGATTACCAGTTGAAGCCCGATAACGCTGCCTTGAATGCACACCCGTACACCTGGATTGAGACGAGCGGCTATGGCAATTATTCATTCCCGGTCAACGTCAAGAAGGGCATTGAGATTGCCGGGTCGTTTGGATTCTGTACAGCCGCGAACCTGCCAAAACCGGTGGCAGAGGCATGCAAACTTCAGAGCATCCGGCTGTTCAAACGCAAGGACGCGCCGTTTGGAGTACTCGCCGGCGGCGAGATGCAGCAGAGTGTGACGATTCCAGACCTTGACCCTGACTTGAAAATGCTACTGAGTCCGTATGTGAAGAGGGTGTGATGACGATACAGGACGTGATCGAACGCATGGCTGTAAAAATCGAGACTGTGACCGGTATCAAGGGTGCGTCTGAATACCTTCCAGAAGCGCTGCCGACCACTGAGAACTGGGTGATCCTCTATCCAGGCGAGACTCAATTCATTGGCGGTGATCCAGCAGGTTACATGACCGCACTTTATTCTGTGGTAATAGAGATTCACACTCCACGGGTGAGCCTGCCGCACGCTATAGAACGCCTGATGCCGTTCTTCGATGCCATCCCTAACGCGCTTTACGATGACCTGTTCGATGGCTACATGGGCGGGACAGTAAGCACCATCGGAGACATTACCAGCACTGGATTGGTGAGCCTGAACTACGCCGGAATTGACACGATTGCGTTCAGGTACGTTGTGAACGGAATCAAAATTCAAACTGCGGTCTCATAAGGAGAAAATGACAACCGAGAAGAACGTCCTCAATCAATACCCGATCATGAGCTGGCCATTTCCGCGCATTCTGGTGGCGTTCCTGCTGGAGCGCACCATCAGTTATGCCGACCTCGTGTTTCCCTCCGTTGTGCAAATCGCCGCGCAGGGGCCGGTAATCCTCAACATGCCGTATATGCGTACCGATTTGGCGCGCAACCGGGCAAGCATGGAACTCTTGAAGACAGACTTCACCCACCTCCTCATGCTCGACATTGACCACGTACACCCGACAGACATTATCCAAAGGCTGGCGCGGTGGGTGCTGAAAGACCCGAAGAAGTATCAAGTCGTGGGTGGGCTGAATTACAGGCGTTCAGAGCCTTACGACCCGTGCGCGTACAAGATCGGCTCGGACGGCTCGATGTACACGATCGCGTGGGACAAGGAAGACGAGATTCTGGAAGTTGACCGGCTGGGGACGGGTAGCATCCTCATAGCGCGTGAAGTATTAGAGACCATCCCGCCCCCCTGGTTCGTGAATGATTACTCGCAAGCGTGGCGTGACGCGTGGCCTGGTGAAGACATTGGGTTCAACAAGAAGTGTCAGGAGAGCGGCATCAAGATGTGGGTAGATTTGACCGTGACCAGCCCGCACATTACTCCGGCAATCATCGACGGCAGCACATGGCAGGTGTGGCGTGACAAGCATCCTGAAATGATGATCAGCGAGGATGAAGCCCATGCTTAGCATAATCATCGTTGGAATCAACGGCTGGGAAGAGTACACGCGACCATTGATTGCGGACATTTGGACGCACGAGCCGGATGCCGATATTATTTGCATTGATAACGCGAGTGATACGCCTTACCCAACGGCGCCGCATGTTCACAGGCTTGATGAGCGGGTGTGTTATGCCGGAGCGATCAACCATGGCATAGGATTGGCACAAGGCGATTGGCTGCTGGTGCTGAATAACGACGTGCGATGCAACGGTAAATTCTTGCACCTGGTAGAGGCGTTGGACAAAAATGCCATTTACGGCATGACTTTATACAGCGAGCCGGAATTTGACTGGCTGTCCAGCTGGATATTCGCCATGCACAAAAGCGTGTTCGAAAAAGTAGGATTGTTCGACATAAGTTTTGAGGTATGCTCTTATGAGGACGTTGATTATTGCTATCGGGCTAAAAAAGGAGGAATCCAAACGAAGAGAATGAATTTGCCGTTCATACACCTTGACGGTAAGACGCGCTGGGGATTACCTCAATACGAAGAAACGAGGCAGGCGAATATCAAGCGGTTCCAAGCAAAATGGGGTATCCAGCTTCAAACGAGGGCATACCATGAATAGACTCGGCATTATTCCGGCAGCAGGCAAGGGCGCGCGTTTTGGCGGATTATACAAGGAGCTTCTGCCAATTGGCGATGGTCAAACGCTGTTATCACGGGCTGTAGATACGCTTGAAATGGTGCCCGTTGACAGCACGCTGGTAATCACCAGCCAGTGGAAAATAAACGTGCATTCCGCAGCATTGAATAACCGCAATGTGTTCTACACAGTACAGAACGATTATTCACAAGATTTATGGGGTGCGATCCTACAGTCGTTTACCATTGACGCAGACTGGTACTACTTCATCATGCCGGATACGTTGACAGAGCAGGGGCGCTTTCCGGCTGAACCAGACCACGAGTTTATGCTCGGGCTATTTGAGACAGCTGAACCGCAGGATTACGGCGTGCTGATAGGCGACCAGTTGATTGACAAGAATACTACCATCAGTGGTATTCAGATGGCTTGGGGTACGCTTGTATGGTCGAGGAAATGCGTTGAATTGTGGAAATCACGCCTGTATGAAATAGACAGCTTCACGCAAGCCTTCAATGTGGCAATGGAAAAACTGGGATGGAGTACATACTTGCTGGCATGGTACTTCGATTGTGGATCATTTGAAAGATACAAGAGGATGCTGATACATGTTTGAGCCTACAGGATTACCTACCGTGAACACACAAGCGCTTGGAGGGTGGCGATATTACCACGACCTGCATAAGGGCGAAACCTGCCTGATAATTGGCAACGGGCCGTCGTTGCGTAACGTACCGCTTGACTTCCTGCGCAAGTACAAAAGTTTTGGCACGAACAGGATCTACCTGCTGGACGGATTCGCTCCAACCTATTATTGCTCGGTTAACCCGCTGGTGATCCAGCAATTCAGTGAGGATATTGCACAGATAGACGCGCCGAAATTCCTGCCTGCTCCATATTGCTTTGATGACACCTGCCTGCCGCTGTACTCATCCGGCATGGTGCTATTCTCACAAGACGCCAGCGAATGGATTTACGAAGGGCACACGGTAACGTTTGTGTGTATGCAAATCGCCTATTATATGGGATTCAAGACGGTGCTTTTAGTCGGCGTTGACCATTCGTTTGTGTTTGACGGCAGACCGAATGAGCAGCGGGTAATGGAAGGGGATGATCCGAATCACTTCCATCCAGATTACTTCAGGAGCAGGAGCTGGAACAACCCTGACCTGGTGCGGAGTGAACACGCCTACAAGCTGGCGCGGGAGACATATGAAGCGCACGGTGGCAGGATTATCAACCTCACGCCGGGCACGAAAGAGAAGGTATTCGAGAAAGGGAACATAAATGACTGGTAGAGTTACCGCTATTGTAAGCGCATATTACGCAGAGGAGTACCTTGACGGGCGCATAAAGAACCTGCTCGAGCAGGACGAACATCCGCACATTATTGCGATTGCACAGAAGGGCAGTAAGGAAGCGGAAATATTAGCTAGGTACGACAAGGTATTGACCATCCTCACCAACGATATTCCGGGCATTTATGAGGCGTGGAATATCGGGATTAGAGCGGCGCAAACGCCGTATATTACCAATGCCAATTGCGATGATCGGTTATATCCGGGAGCTCTGAAGAAAATGGCTGACATTCTCGACAAGGAGACAACTTACGGCGTAGTCTATACAAATCAAGACATTGTGACAGAAATCTGCGGTGATCCAATCGGTCAGTTTACGTGGGCGGAGGGCGGACTGAAAGAGCTGATGAAAGGCTGCTTCATTGGGCCAATGCCGATGTGGAGGAGAAAATTACATGACCGCTACGGCTACTTTGACGAGAATTACAAGAGCGCCGGAGATTATGAATATTGGCTGCGACTGGCGAAAAATGGCGTCAAATTCTACCACGTGCGGGATTGGGCATCAGGCGCTTATCTGCAGCGAAGGAACAGCGTGGAACATCGCGAACCGTTGCGCTCACTGTGGGAGACGAACAATATCCGAATGCGATACCGGGAGGTGGATAATGTATAGATACGTTGGCAACGGATGGATTCACGGCATACCGGCGCGTGACCTGTCTGATGAAGAGGCAAAGAAGTACGGGATTAAGCAGCTCCTGGATTCAGGGCTGTATATCAAGGTTATCGAAAAAAGCGAGGTAAATGATGGGAATAAAGGCGTTACGCAAAATACAGCTAGGACTTGAGACTACGGCTGGGGTCGCTGTTCCGGCGGACACTCTCTGGCGCGGGCTGGGCGTGTTACAGGACAACCGCGAGGTCATCACGCCGGATGAGGACATCGGCTATCTGTCTGGCAAGGTGCGCAATTACTGTCCGAAGTACGAGGCGGCTTTATCAATGCCAGCCGTACCGGCAACGTTTGAGCAATTGCCGATCATTTTGAGCGCGGGGGTGAAAGGCGTAGTCACAGGTGTTACCGATACGGGCGGGAGCGGAAAGATTTATACCTTCACGTTCCCCACGACCAGCCCAAACACGATCAAAACCTGGACGATTGAGGGCGGAGACGATATACAGGCAGAGGAAATGGAATATTCCTTTGTACAGTCGTTTGAAATCTCCGGCAACGGTGGAGAAGCGCTGCATATGTCCGCGGAGTGGATCGGGCGGCAGGTCAGTAAATGCACCTTTACTGCCGGCGTCACATCTCCTGCAACAGTGGAAGAGATTTTATTTGGCAAGGGCAAGTTATACATTGACGCCGCGAGTGGAACAATCGGCAGCACGCAGGTATCGCAAACCCTGCTTGGTATGAGTCTAAGAGTCAACACCGGCTGGGTGGCAAAGTATTCCGCCGACGGCGCGTTGTACTTCTCTTGGGCGCAGTCGACGAAACCGGAGATTCTGCTGAACGTGACCTTTGAGCATAATTCCTCCGCGGTTACTGAAAAGGATGCCTGGATCGCAGGCACTACCCGGCTGCTGCGCCTGAAGTTTGAGGGAAAGGCGCTGACAACCTCCGGGACGTTTGCAAATAAGACGCTTATCATTGACCTCGCCGGTCGTTGGGATTCGTTTGATCCGCTGGGAGAGACCAACGGCAACGACACGGTTACCGGTACGTTCCGCGCCGGTTATGACGCGACATCCGCGAAATTCGCAGAGATAAAGGTGGTCAATGAAACAGCCAGCTATTAACTTCGACGGTATTACACAAGGGCAGCTCGAATCCTATATGCGCGCCTTCCGTGAAATTGGCGGTGACGATAGCAAGATTGGATTGATTGAGTACGCCGGCGATATGGTGCGCGCAGCGGTAAAGGTCGGCTGGATCACGATGGATGTGGATAGTGCCAACCCAAAAGAGATCCAGGCTATTCATCGCGACATCCAGGACTATGTCAAACAGGTTTTGGAGCCGGATGAAAAAAACTGATCCTGGCGGCGGCGGACTATGCTGAAGGAAAGGGGTCGCCGCCAGACGAGCTACGGTTGGCGCTGCATTGCCAGAGGTGGGGCGCATTGCCAAGGGCAGGCGGATTGCTGGATCAACCAGCCGGGATTATTGACCGCATGAACATTGTATTGAACACGTTTGAGGCAATGAGAGCCTGGCATAACAGGGACGTGACGAAGGACGGCGAATTTGTGAAAAACTATCCTGACACCTGGAAAATCATACAGGCAGTGATGGAACTGAGGCGCCATGGCGAAGAGTGAACTCGAAATTCTAATCAAAGCGCGAAACCAGGCTAAAGCCGAATTTGACCGTCTCAACAAGCAGGTTACAGGCTTGCAGGGATCAACCGGCGGACTGGGCGGTAAACTCAAAACACTAGATGCTGGATTACAAAAGCTGACCGGCGTGTCGCTGACGGCCGGTGGCGCTATCGGTATTGCTTCCATGGCCGTGAAGAAAATGTACGAATACTCGCAGGTGGCCATTAAGGCATCTTCTGACCTGGCGGAGACGGAATCCAAAGTCGGGGTGGTATTCGGGGATCAAGCTGACGCCATGCTGCGGTGGGGCGAATCGGCTGCTGAAGCCATGGGCATGAGCTCGAATGAGGCGCTGGCAGCAGCTGGTACTTATGGCAACCTGTTCCGAGCCATGGGGATCGGCGTTGACGTCTCCGCGGAGATGTCGCAAAATTTGGTACAGCTGGCGAGCGACCTGGCATCGTTCAACAACATGAATCCTGACGAAGTGCTCGACAAATTACGGGCCGGTCTGTCGGGTGAGGTAGAACCGTTGAGGTCGCTCGGCGTCAACCTGAACCAGGCGCTGATCCAACAAGAGGCGCTGAATCTGGGTATTTGGGACGGGGTAGGGGCAATAAATGCCGCACAAAAGGCACAGGCATCCTATTCGCTGATTTTGAAGCAAACCACACTGGCGCAGGGTGACTTCGAGCGCACAAGTGAGGGATTGGCCAACCAGCAAAGGATTTTGGATGCCGCTCAGGAGGATCTAGCGGCAACAATTGGCGAATATCTGCTGCCTACTCAAACGGCGCTGGTCGAGACTAAAGCCGATTTAACCATCCAGCTAACAGATTATGTCCGTGGACTTAAGGATGAACGCGATCAAATCGAGCGTCTCGGGCTTGTGTACGATCAACATTTAGGCTATATGAGGGACGGCGTACTTCTGACCGCGGAACAGGTCAACGAGATGAAGCGCGCCGACAGAGCCAACCAGGCGTGGACGGCCAGCCTGAATGCGCAGGCGGAAGCGTATTATGCGCTCAACCCGGAGATGGAAATCGCCGTACAGAATTACTCCGACCTTGAAGCGGGAATTAATGACGTAAACGTGCTAATGAAAGATTACACAAAGGAGCTGCTCTTCAACCAGGCGGCGGCCGGTCTGGATGCTGATGCGTCAATTCTACTGGCCGAGAAGATGGGGCTGATAGATCCGACGACGTCGGCGGCGATGGATAGACTCGGCAACTTCAGGCAAATGCTCGCTGAAGGTAAGATAACGATTGAGGAATATACATCGCTTGTCGCTGGACTGGACAAAAGTATTCGCGGACTTCCTGAATCAAAGGACATTCATATTGTCGTGAAGGGAGAGATTACAGACTCTGCCTATGACGCCATGGCGTTTGCAGGTCGTGGGACATACAACATATTGACTGGTCCGCGTCAACAAAGCAGGGCAGGTGGCGGGCCTGCTTCTGGTTTGACGTGGGTCGGTGAACAAGGGCCGGAACTGGTGAATCTGCCGCAGGGATCGCATGTTTATAGCGCACAACAGTCTGCAAGAATGGGCGGAGCTGTGATCCACTTCTATTATTCGCCGGCTGTGTCACTGTCTGACAAGACGGAAGTTTACGGGACGATCAAGCCGATGCTTGAAGAGATATTGAGGGACTGATGGCCATCTCATGGAAGGTAAACATAGATTGGACAACGGCGGGAACATTTGACAGCCGGAACGATGCCACACGCATGGTCGACTATAGACTATACAGGGGACGCAAGCAATTCATTAAGTCCAACGGTGATGGATTGCAATCTGTAGAACCAGGCATGCTGCAAATCAAGCTTGACAACTACGACGGCATATACGATCCTTATAACACAAGCTCAATTCTGTATCCGCATGTAGAGCCTGGCAGATTTATCAACGTCAAGACAACCACAGACAGCACGCACGTGCTATTGCACATGGACGGCGACAGCAATGGCACAGTGTTTACAGATCTAAGCGAGAAGACGTGGACAGCGTCTGGAAACGCGGTTACGTCTACGACAATGAAGAGGTTCGGATCGGCTAGCCTGATGGTGCCAGATTCCACGTCGTATATCTGGACGCCGGCGCACGATGACTTCTGGCTACAGGACAAAGACTGGACTTGGGAATGCCAGATGAGAATGTCTGCGGTGGGCACATTGGAACGTTACGTATTATACAGATTATTTCATCAAGAAGCAGACGAAAATAATATATTTTATATTAACTACAAGGGAGACTCAACAATACCGGTAGATTTTTTTGGTTTAGAAGTATTTTGCAAAACGGGCGGTGAGATCAAATGGAGTTATAGGTTTGATTGGGGAGAATCTGGAGTACCATCGCCTAATACGTGGTATCACGTGGAAGTTTGCAGGCACGGTGACGAAATTCTGGCGTATGTTAATGGAAATCAACTTCCTGTTTTAGAAAATTACAATCCAGTTACTCCATCCGGAAAGTCGGCTGCTTACATCAATGCCAATATGAGAACCGGTGGTGCATCCGGTGGTACTTGTTATATCGACGAGGTGCGGTTTACGAAAGGCGAAGCGCTGCATACGGGAGATTATTTTACGCCACCAACAGCGGCATACGAAGATTATTGGCGCGACCGGTTCCGTGGTCAGATTGACAGCATTGAAAACATTGGCGATGTCCGCAATCCGCAGGTGCTGATTACGGCTTACGACGGGCTGAAGGAATTAAAGAATAATACGCTAAGCACGGAGATTATCACGCCGGACACAGACATTGACGGCAATCCTGAATCCTCTACAGGCAAGCAAATCGCCTACATGACCACAGCGGCGGAGTGGCCGTCCATCTATGGCACATCAAGCATTGGCACGGGCAACGGGATCATACCGTACTGCTGGGCGAATGAGAAATCCGCGTTTGAGACCATCGAGGATATTGCGGACGCCGAAGCGGGCTTATTCTGTGCGCGGGCTGACGGATCGTTCATGTTCCGGTCGCGCGAGGCAACAACGGCAGTGATGACGCTTGATCAATCCGTTATGCTTAAGGACATTCTGCTCACCTCGCCATATAAGCTGCTTAGAAATGTGGCAAAGATTTACGTCTATGACAAAAGTGTTCCTGTAACCACAGCAGTCAAACTATGGAAGCTGAATGACGTGCCGTTGGTCAGTACCGCCGCCGGATTGACGGTATGGGGACGGTTCAGTTATAACGGGCAGGAATGTGCCGGTATCGACATGGTACCACCTGCTGATACGACTGACTTCAAGATGAACTCGAAGGCAGACGGGACTGGCATAGACAGGACTAACAAATGGGACATCACCACTACATACTATGGCGAGGCGAGCAAGAACGTTATCACGAGTGTGAGCGCCGTAAATAACCACTACTGCATCCTGCTACGTAACAGGGGTTTGCCGGTTGTGACTGATGAATCAACCTACCGCACGTTTGACTATTCCGGCACAGCAGCAAAGCGGATACTCACCATAGACAATCCGTTTATTCAGACATCCTGGCAGGCGGAGTTTTTCGACTCATTCATAGAGCAATTGGTAGGAACAACACTACGATTCCCTGTGTTCCAGCTAGAATCACGACCGGCTTACCAATTCGGATTCGACATATTCGACAAGATTCACCTGACCATTGCAAAATACAATATCAATGGCGATTACCTGGTAGGCGGCATTGAGGAGCGGTGGCTGTCGGATAATGGGCAGGCAGTGCTGACAACGGTGTACACAGAGCCGGACATTATCGTCGAGAGACCGCCTATTATAGCGCCGGAGGTGGTAGGATGAAGTCTATCGGGTTGATGCGTTATTAAAGAAAGGTAAAAAATGACATCCTTTACAGCTTTTCCAGTACGTTTATTCGACATAAGCCACCATCAGGATGACTACGACACGGTCTACAAGCCGGTGTTCAAACCGATGATCGAAGCCGGATTCATGGGGGTGATGATCCGCGTAGGCTGGGGGCTGGTGATTGACCGGATGTTCAAGTACTTCTGGTCGCAGGCAAAAGGCAGGCTAGAGCGGGCGCCATACTGGTATCTGGACTACTACTCGCACAAGGGGAAAATGCCGGCATACGATTGGGGCGTGGAGCAGGCGGAGCAGTGCTGGAACGCATTGAAGGGCGATCCAGGAGAAATGCCATTAGTGCTGGACTGCGAGGAGTTCAGTGGAGCATGGCGAATCACGTACCTGAACCGGAGCGACTATCGCCAGGTGATGAAAGGCTTCATTGACCGCTGGCACCAGCTGACGGGATCGCGACCGATGATCTACAATGCGCCTGGATTCTTCTGGGTGTTCGAGGATTGGGTGAAGGAATTGGACTTGTGGGTAGCGTGGTACAACAGGAGCGTGACAAAGGAACGGGTGATTGAGTATGCACGCGAGAAGGGTTGGCGTGGCAGGATTCTCTTCTGGCAGTACACGTCTGATGGGGATGTGAACGATGACGGTATACCTGACGGGCGCCGCATGGGATTCGAGACGGATGCGCTGGATCTGAACGTGTTTTTGGGCACGGTGGAAGAGTACTCGCGGTACGTGGGCACGAGCGGAGTGGTACCACAGCCGCCGCCTACGGAGGACGACGAACCGACTCCGCCGGTCGTTTTGCCGGAGGGCACGCTGACAGTGATCGCAGCAAGCGGGCTGAATATCCGGGATGTACCGATCGGGCAGCCTGGCAGCCAGGTGATCGGATGGATGGCGAAGGGGACGAAAGTTAAAC